GTATCATCATATACTGGTTCTAATGAGTCAATGACAGCAATCTGGTCATCAGTAAGAAGATCCCACTTTTTATAACCAGTAATATGTCTACCAGAGAATTCTCTATTTGACCATCTCCTCTTATTGAGTGGGTTAGCAATAGAAGTTGGGTCTCTATGAAACTCTTCTTTAGTAACCTCTGTGATATATGTTGGATAAGAGAATCCGGAGTACACAGATACCTCTTCGTTTGATCTGAACGTCAACACTCCTGATACGTAGTTTGGTACAATATAAGAATAGTTAACCAGTTTTGATAATAATGGATTGTTATATGACGACACATCATAATTCTTGCTTTGGATTCTTAATCCTGTAATGTCTCCATATACATTATGATCAGCACCTACAAATGCAGTATTAGGTCTATATTCATCCATAATAACTGCATCCATTCTGGCATACAGTTCACTCTCTTCTGAAGATGCTGTCTTAATTTTAAAATCTTTCCAAAATTGTGACAATGTAGTGTATTTCAGCATAACCATACTCGTGTATGATGTTATCTGATCATCAATAGAATATGCCCCAAGATGTTTATCCTCATCATGAGGTGGTTGTACCTCTGAAAAAGGATATTCGTATTGAAATATTCTATTAAGGGCATTTTTCACACCCACCGCAATGATAGGTTTATACTGACTATCAACCAATGGAGTGAATAACCACGGCATTATAGAGTAATCATCTAAACGATCACCGCTAGTTAAACTATATCTTTCGTGTACTTGATAGTTATCGGAGAATATCATTCGTTATCCATAATAACTTGACCTTGATCATTATATAATGCATAGAAGATATAACGCTCTTTAGGTACACCCTCTTGAGATGTAGGGAAGTTATCATTCAGAAACTTTTCTGCTTCGGTGATAGATTCCATCTCTACAATCAGATACTCTGCGTCCTTAAAAAGAGTAGTAAAATCTACAGGTAGCATGCTCTCATACAAAGCAATAGATGAATTAATAGCAGCTACATCAGTGCTGTTGTTCCACCCATAGACACGGAAGTAAATTAGTGGTTTGCCTGCTAATGCAGCATATCTGCCAATAAATGTCTGCAGATCATAAATTTGATATTCGGTGTTATTCATTCTTTGTTAGTTTCCAAGCTACAGTAATACGAAGATCATTGAATAAACGTGTGGTTGGTGCTGCGGAATGATATACAACACCAGGAAATAACATTCCTCTATTTGGTTGAAACATCACGGTGCGAAGTTCGGTGTCATCAGTGTAAAACTGTGTTCCACCACCCCATTCATTTGCCCATTGTGCATTTGCATATAATAGAAATGTTCTTCCCTGTTCATCATAATGATCTTGATGAAAGATGCCATCTAAACCATAAGTATGACCGTTGGCATAAACATGTTCAAGAGTAAAAGACTGTTGCGTCTTTTCCTGTATCTTATTTAGAAGATAATCAGTGAAGAATAGATCATCACTCAAGTCTCTCTTCCAAAACTTACTACACAAAGCATAGTTAGGGTCAGTATGATGATATGAAGTGTGTCCATACTCCCATTTAGGTTCTTGTAATGTAGTGATAATCTTGGCAAATGAATCATCATCAAACATATTATCATATGTCGTCAGATTATCACTCAATAGTTCATCAACGGTTTTCATATTGTCTAATCAAATTCAATCTCAACTGTTCTAACTGCACCAGGTGTGGATTATCAGCATCCATAGCATCCATAACTTCAGAATATTCTATAAGATGAGAACGCATAAAACTATCTTGCACGTCAGATTCTATCCAACCAACAATTACTTTCCTATCTCCTTTGGTTACCGGGTTTATCTTATGCATTAACCCTGTATTATACAAGATAACAGTTCCTGCCTTTGGTTTATGAGTTGTCTCTATATTACCCACTTTGATTACTAGTTCACCACCTTCATAGTCATCATTTAAGAAGATAGTCATACTCATATCAGCATTTACACCACCACAAGGATGTTCATCCATATGCCAGTTATAAAAATGTCCCTGTTTATACCATAGAAAGTATAACTGGGACATTTGCTTGATTAAGTATATCTTGGTGAAGTTATCCTTTTTCTTTATTTCGGACCATACACCATTAACTAATCTATTATAAGGATCAGTCCACTTCATCATCAAACTCTGTTTTACAGATGTATCAGGATTACTGATATTACCACTCTGGAAGTTATTATCTTTATAGTATGATGTAATATATTCTACAATGTCTTTAGACAGTAGATCACTCTGCCATATCATTTAAGTCCTCTTCAGTATAAATTTTAGTGTAATCAATGCCACCTTCAACAAAGTCCTCAAGTTGCAATAGTTTCATCATCTCTTTAACAGCAGAAGTTGTTGTCCTTTCTGCTTTAGTATAATCTTGACGCATTGCAATAATATGAGAGAGTCTCGATTCAATTAAATCTCTTGACGAATCAGTATCTCTTTCTACCCATTGTGTATCAGTTCCCAAATATTCTACCACATTTCCATCAACATCTACACCATCAGGATACAAATCTCTAAAGATTTTAGGGTCTATAGGCCATTTTAAAGACCTTAAAGCTTTAAAGAATTCTAATGGAGTTGCATATTCTTTAACAGATTTGAGTCCTAATGCTCTAATTGTCTGACGATATAAAATCCATCTGTCTTTTTCACCAGTGTAAGAATCAACAACATCAGGAAGAATACGCCAATCAGTTGATGTCAGAATAGCATTTCTTTCTTGTAATCTTTTTAGGTAAGTTTTCTCAAAGAATAGAATGTTATCATCAACCTTGGTTACATACTGATTGATTTTAATCTCTTTAACTATTTTATTAGCATCAAGAAAAGCGACAACCTTCTCCTGTAAATCAGAAACCTGTTCAGCAGTATATCCATTGAAAGTGTATGTAGTATATACTTTTCTATCATTTGCAAAATCAAACTTTTGCTTTTTCCTTTGACAAAATAAAGTGCCATCAGAAAAGAATGACAGTGCTTGTAGTTGATCAGTCTCGGTATGCCAAAAAGGATCTGTATTCTCCAAGAATCTAACCATAAAATCTTTGTTAAATTTCTGGCTAGAAATTACCTTGCGACCATCTTCTAATATAGTGGTATTATTAATATCCACAACAACTGAATTGAGGAAATCAACTTCCAAAACAGACTCACCATTTACGTATTCAGCCATTTGAACTCCCCGATTTGATATACCAACCTGTTACTATGTATTTATTCTCCTGACCCATAACTAAATTACCTTTATGTACATGAGTCATCCCAGCAGGAAACATAACTACTGTACCTGTAGTAGGTTTAATCCTACGTAATTGATATTGAAATTCTGTTTCACCACCATCTTCAATATCATTCAGATAAATCATCCACGTAACTTCACGTTGAGAATGTGATGCATGCCCATTTTCATAATGCCATAGATGATATCCACCACCAGGTGGTGTACGTTGAAATTTAATATCAGTTGACAGCAAACCAACATTTTTTAATTGAGAATACTCTTGAACATAATGAAGAGCACAAGACTTCAAAAATTGATTAATTTGAGAAGACCACGTATCACTATGATAGTTCAACATAAATGATCTATCATGACGACGATGTTTACCTTGATACATTGAACCACCGTCCATAATATCTTCATTACCAATACCAATATTGTGTCCTACATTATCATCTAAAACATCATTGCCATATTTAATAAGTTGATCACAAAATGCTTTAGGAACAAAATTTTTCCAAGTTGCAATAAAGTCTTTAAATTCGTAGTCAGTGAGATTTACATCTGACATCAATTCAAGTGGCCTATAAGGCGCAAGTTCTTTTGACATATTTTAGAATGCTTTAATGATATATTTTGCTTTATGAAACTCTGGTGCTAATGGCACTGTCCTGGTAGGAGAGAATACTACATCAGGAATAGGTTTCTTGATACTAGTATTTAGAGTGAACGTACCAGGGTTCAACTCCATACCAACATCTGCTTGAGTAAATGTAAGGTTAAGAGAAGTTTGTGCTGATCCCAATCCTTCTTTACCACTACCAGCACCTGACTGATTTCCATATGTATAATCTGTATCCAAATCAACCACTGCTTGTGTTGTAATCAAATGAGCATGAGTTTCGGTAGTAGAACTGTTATCCCCGTCAACAATAGGGGGAGTATATGAGTCAACTCTTACAAATGTTTGGTCTGTATCAATAACAGCACTTACATTTCTAGCTCCCTGTCCTGCAGTACCTCCAACATCATAGAAGGAACCAGCAATCCCAACGTTCGTGAGATAACTATCAGAAAGACCAGAATATGGTGAAGGCCACCAAGTATTTGCTGTAAGTGTCGTTGAAACTCGTGCTGATGAAACGTTTGGATCAGTAGTTGACGGAGAAATACTCCTAATTAACGTCGTTACTATAGATTCTAGAGATTCGGTACTAGCAATATCATCCCATTCTTTTTCAAAATCAGGGGAATATTGTGCTAATTTTGCTATCCACGCAGTAACAATGGGGTCAGGATTAGATTGTAACTGGGTATCACCAGCGTCTGTGTATACTTGTCCATTACCTTGTCCTAAACCAGCAGCGACAGTATGCATAGGAAGAATAGATGATCCACGCACACCCCATTCAATAAGAGGATCACCAGTTAAACCATCAGGAACTGCAGCAACATATAAATGAGTATGGGAAGGAACATTAACACTAGTATCTAATAATGGTCCAACTTGAGCAGTTACACTACCAGTAGAAGCAATTGTAAAGTCAATATCTTGTGCAATATCGGCATCAAATACAGTTTTTACGGTTCCTAAAGAAAAGAAATTACTTTGGGTTCCTGTTGTATCAGTAGTATCATCAGATACAATGATTTCATATGGATTATCACCGGCAACGTCTACATCGTCAACATACCACCAACCACCAAGTCCACCTGGTTCGTATACACTAGCACCACCACTAACAGGAACTTGTGCTGATGATGCTCTGTTTCCATCAACAACACCAGTTCCTACAAGTTTTCTATTTCTATAATCTGGTAGCTGGAAATTATTACCAGCACCACCATAATCATAACCAATGACATCAAATAAGAATGGATAATCATCTTTATCTAATGTTTGACCAGAACATTCAAAATACCCAGGATATCTTGATGTTATGCTTCCATCCAATGTACCATAAGAACCATTAGGTTGCTTGAGAATAGCAACAATAGTACCGATAGCATGACCATCTTCTTTACTTTCTTTAATAGCACCGCTGCTATCAACATAAGCACCTTTCTTACTATACCACGAACCTTTCAATTCTGGTGGAGGTGGAGCAACAGAATAGTTACTTACTTGCCAAATAAATTGATTTGGCGATCCAGTACCAATACTAACTGTTGTTTCTGTTTGCCCAGCAGTGACTTGACCACCGCCATCTAAAGTAAATAAATTACCATCTGTAGTAATAAAGACACGGAATGAAGTATGAATAGTAGGATCAAATGTAACTGGACCTGCTACTGGAGTAGCAAAGTCAATAGAAATAGTAGCACCATTTGTTGCATTGATAGTGATTGGTCTATTAATACCAGTAACTGCAATAATACTACTTAATACCTCTGTACCTGGAACTTGATTAGTGAGATTGTTAGGAATTGGATAATCTGCATCAGTATCTGGTCCGGAATTAGTAGTAATACTCCAAGGATTAATAACTTGCTGACCAACTTTAATAGTAGTTGTTACTACTGATGGTACTAAAGCAGTCGAAAATGTTTCTGAAGACCTATTGTATAGTACAATCCTATCCCCATTGTTTACTTTTGTTGGGAACAATCCGATAGAACTCTCACCTCCCTCTGCATACTGAATCTTAATTCTTGGTTCATCTCCACCAGAATCATTAGAAGAAGTACTGCTTACCAACACAACATCAACTTCTACATTTGTACCTAATTCGCTAATGGATCCTGGAGTATCATTAGGATCTGGTGCTGGAGCAGAGGCAATTAGTGCATCTTCTAATACATCAGTTTGATTAACAAAACTGAAATCTTTTGGTGTAGTTGATGGGAAATTTCCATTGCTTACACTCCAGATAGATCCACTTGCCCCATCACCAATAGATAGTGGATTTGACGACACAGCACCTGCAGTATTTTCAGTTACAATATACAACTGCAAATATTGACCGTTATTAATTGTTGGTGCAGGAACGTCGGATACTAATTCAAAAACAGTATTACTTAAAATCTCATAACCATTTGTATCAGTGAAAAATGTATTAGTATCAGATACTCCTACGTATAAATTAGAGTTTGTTGATGCAATTATTGCAGTATCATTTAATCCCTGAACTTGTATAATATTACTATAAACAGCCGTATTTAATGGTTGATTAGTAAGATCATCGAAGTCTGGAAATGGTACAGGAACATTAGGAGGTGTTACTTTCGCATTAATAGTCCAACGTTCTGACCTTGCTCCAATAGTAAGATCAACATATGACGATAATCCAGGAATAGAATTAGATTTTAACCTAGTTTGGATTTGATCTGTATTCTTTACAGTAAGTGCTCCTGGATTAGGCAGCTGCCAATCACTAAATTCTGTTTCTCCATCTGATACTTTCTTATATCTGATAGAGAAGTTTTCGGATAATGCAGGAGCAGATCCAGTAACAGTAACGCTTGCTTCTGTAGACGTAGTTAAACCAACAATAGTGAGAATGCTTTCTCCGGGTCTACTTCCATCTCCATAGACATACATGATACCTGCATCTGCATCATCAAGAGTCTGAAATGGATATGGATCAGGAGCAAAATCTTCTGGTATCGTAGTGATATACCAGACCGTTGTTTGCTCACCAATCTGAATAGTTACACTTTGAGTAGTGTTCCACTGTGAGGGTGCTTTAAATTTAAAGCGAACTGTTTGTCCTTCGCTTACATATACTGGTGTATTAGAAAAAGAATATGTCATGGACTAAAGTTACTGCTTTCCACGTAATGGATTATCCTAATCTTATTTAGGGGCAATGGTTTATATGTTCTCTACGTCAATCCACACACCATTATTGTCAATCTCTACCTGAATAGGATAATCAGATTTGATTTCTACAGGGATATCAATATCAGTGACTAATAGTTCTTCTGTTGTTAATTCTATGTTAGGAGTTACAATAGGTTCTTCATTCTTAAAAGTATCATCCGATTCTGGTACTGTAATAGAATCTGGAAGTTGATCTATTATAGCAGGAACTATTTTAACATCTTCATCTGTTAATGAACCAGCTCCCTCTGCAAGTAACTTGTACTCGATTCTTGCAGGTCCACGATTATCCCATACAGGAGTGTGTGTAATAGTACCGCTAACATTATCACCTGTTGGTAATACCACATCCGCACCTATAGTTTCTACACCATCTAACGAGTAGTAATATGGCACTATCTTTAGTGATGTCGTAGCATTAATTGATGTATACCCCAACTCTAAACTATTTCCATAACTAACATTTAAAGGAACTATTAAATCAACTTCTGGTGGTTGCAATACGGTTAATGTAATCTGATCAGTATCAGTTCCACCTAAACCAGACACAGTTGCAGTATACGTAGTAGTTACAGTTGGAGAAACTGTTACCTGGGATACTAAATTACTAGAACCAATTCCGGGTTGTATATTATTAGTTGAGGCGTCACCAGTAGTATTCCAACTTAATATTGCAGATTGTCCTAAAACGATAGTGCTGTTGTTAAGACTTAACGTAACAATAGGAGGAATATAAACTGTAGCAGTTACAGTTCTAGTTGTTGAACGACCACTCCTAGAAACAATTAAAGTGTAAGTAGTAGTATTAGTAGGACAACTTACAGTGCTTCCATCTACACTAACTGCTCCAATACCTTGATTAATGCTAGCACTCGTCGCATTTGTAGATGACCAAGACAATGTAGTACATTGCCCACGTATAAATGCTGTCGGACTTAACGAAAAACTGTCAATTGTAGGATTTGAGATGTCATAATAAACAATTGCGAATCCATTACCATAATTTATTGTATTGTTATTAAGACTACAATAACTACTATCATAACCAGATCGACCACCCTGACCACCACCGCCGCCGCGATTGTTATCAATGCCAAATGAACCACCACTACCACCGCCGCATCCACCACCGCCGCCACCACCACCGCCGCCATCAGGACGACCTGATGGTTGACTAGTATTTTTTTGACCATTGCTACCAACACTGCGATTGTTTGGATTGCCAGACAGTCCTCTACCAGCACCGCCAGTACCACCACTGCGATTCAACGAAGCGCCTCCACCGCCACCACCGCCGCCTACAATAACAACCCATCCATTTTTTAAAGAATCGTAAATACCACTGGCACCACCACCGCCACCACCAGCACCAGAATATCCATTATTAGCAGAATTTCCACCTATACCACCGCGAGCAGCGTTTGAACTACCTGCACTACCACCACCGGCATTGGATCCGGTTCTTCCGGTGCCTCCTTGTCTTCCGATATAAAAATTTAATGTTCTAGCAGTATAATTAGGAAAAGAAATAGTTGCTCTTCTTCCACCACCACCTTGTCCAGCATTGGCACCAGCATCGTTGCCACCCCCGCCACCGCGAGATCCAGCAATATCAACACGAACATTAATCGCATAACTTGGAATTTGTACTGATCCGTTGCTGTTAAATGTTTGCTGAAAGTCTGCCATTTTAGATCTCTCTTATATTCGTCCAATTATCAGATTGATTAAGATCAACTTGAATAGGATAATCTGCTTTAACTTCAACAGGTATATCAACATCATCAATCACAATTTTTTCCGTAGTAACTTCAACATCTGGAGAGATAATAGGGGTTTCGTTTTTAATCTTGTCATCAGATTCTGGTATTTCAATGTTAAATGGCATTTGATCAATATCAACATTGACTGTAATCGATTCAGAATCGGTTAAATTACCAGGTCCAATTGCATATAAAATATATGCAATAGACGATGGTCCTCTATTGTTATATGGAACATTATGAATATATGTGCCATCGGCAGACGCAGATGCTCCCAAATCAACGAGGTCATTAGTAATATTACCATCCAAATCTGTCATTGCAATCTGCAACTCATATGCAATCGTAGCTCTTTCTTGCTCATGTGTTAACACAACATTCTCTCCATAAGTAACTCTTATTGGACCATTTAAATTTACTTCTGGTGGAGGAAATACAGTCAGTGTAATCTGATCACTATCAACTCCACCAACACCAGAAGCAGTAGCAGTATATGTTGTAGTTACAGTTGGAGAAACTGTTACCTGGGATACTATATTACTGGGACCGATGCCAGGTTGTACGTTTACCGTTGAAGCATCGCCAGTAGTATTCCAACTTAATATTGCAGATTGTCCTAAAACGATAGTGCTGTTGTTAAGACTTAACGTAACAATAGGAGGAATATAAACTGTTAATGTTTTTGCGACTGCACGAGTACCGCCTAGCCCACTTGCAGTTAGTATATACGTTGTTGTACTATTGGGAGAAACTGTTCTAGATCCTGATGTACCTACTGATCCAAATATATTAATATATCTAGATGTACTTCTAGATGTGCTCCAACTAACTGTGGCATTTTGTCCTCGAATAATAGATGATGGACTAATGCTTAAAGATACTGTTGGTGGATAGTAAGTACATGAACCATCATTAAATGTTGCACTAGGATTATAGTTGCTAGCCTGACTATCTGTACACCCAGGAAAAGGACAGTTAGCCCCGAGTCCTAAATTTGTATGCCTTCCTTGAGATTGAACATTCTGTAGTTCACCACTTCCACCCTGATTCCTGTCACCACCAGCTCGGACCATTTGGTAGATACTACTAAAACCACCTCTAGTAGGGTGATATACCCACGTACCTACGTATCTTTCTACACCACTCTGTTCTCCATATCTACCAAACAAACTATAATATGCAGATGTAACTTGATTGCGAACGGGGTCATTAAAATCACCACCGCCACCAGGCCACCATAGTTGTCCCCTATCACAAATATATATATTTCCGTAACGATTGTAATGACTATAGCGATAAGGCATTATAGTTGCTCCACATCTACATACACACCACTGTCGCCTATTTCTACCTGAATAGGAGCATCTGCTTTGATTGCTACCGGTATATCAATATCATCGATAAGGATTTGCTCACTAGTAACTTCAGCATCTGGGGAGATAATGGGTGCTTCGCTTTTAATCTTGCCATCAGATTCTGGTATTTCAATGTTAAATGGCATTTGATCAATATCAATATTAACTTCAATAGAGTCCGAATCTGACAAATTGCCGGGCCCAACAGCATATAGAGTATATAGTATAGACGATGGTCCTCTGCTATTATACGGAACATTATGAATATATGTGCCATTGCCCAACGCAGACGCTCCTAAATCAACGAGTTCAGTAGTCATATCACCATCCAAATCAGTTAGTAAAATCTGCAACTCATATGTATCAATAGCTCTTTCTTGCTCATGTGTTAACACAACATTCTCTCCATAAGTAACTCTTATTGGACCATCTAATTTTACTTCTGGTGGAGGAAATACAGTCAAGGTAATCTCATCACTATCGGTTCCCCCCAAACCAGACACAGTTGCGGTATATGTTGTAGTTACAGTTGGAGAAACTGTTACCTGGGATACTAAATTAGCAGAACCAATTCCAGGTTGTATGTTATTAGTTGAGGCGTCACCAGTAGTAGTCCAAGACAATATAGTAGACTGACCCAAATTAATAGATTGCGAAGCTAGTGATAACGTAACATTTGGGGGGATATAAACTACTAAAGTTTTAGTACTAGTATTACTAGTGATGCCATAATAAGATGCGCTTATAGTATATGTCGTATCATCATTAGGAGATACAATAGTAGAACCACTAGCAGCAATAGCACCTACACCACTTAATGATCTACTAGTAGCATTACTAATAGACCAAGATAATGTAGCATTTTGTCCTTGAATAATAGATGATGGTGATATTGTGAAACTAATACTGGGAGTAGGATAGGAACATCCACTATTAACATTAGCCCTTGGATTGTAGTTACTAGCACGACTATCAGTGCATCCATAGACATTATATGTACATCCTGTGCTGACCTGATTTGCATATGGGTTAAAATTATTAGCACTAGAGTCTTTACAACCATATACAAATACAGGAGAATACCACGCAACACCTGCAAAGCTGTATCCCGATGGCGCAGAAGAACTGGTCTTAAACTTATGATCTACCAGTTGAGCATTATAAAATCTATAAACTGGTACACGATATGCTCCAGGACTAGTATATGCATGACCAATAATACCTTCATAAACATAACCAGAAGGAGTGCTGGAATTAGTTTTGTAAAAGTGATTATATTGAGTTGGATTCCAATATCGATATACAGGTGCAACAGCCCCAACGATTCCAGGAACGCTGCCAGACATAAAAAGATTCCAAACACCAGTGGATACAGCACTATATGCAGTGATTTGTTCGCCGCCAGGGTTTGAAGTATAGAAAGTATCCGCTCTAAAATAACCAGGATTGAAAGTAGCGTAAAAAGAATCGAATGTATGTAAATTACCGGAAGTTCCCATATCTAAATCTCCCTGATATCTACGTAGATTCCACTATCATCAATCTCAAGCTGTATTGGATAATCTGCTTTAACTTCAACAGGTATATCAATATCATCAACAAGAAGTCGCTGACTAGTAACTTCAACATCAGGTGTTACAACAGGTTCTTCATTCTTAAAAGTATCATCAGTTTCTGGAATGTCAATGGCATCAGGCATTCTGTCAATGTTGATTGATACTTGTTCAATATCTTCCGCAGTCAATGAACCCTCACCTATAGCATATAATTTATATTCTATAATAGTAGGTCCAAGATTATTATAAGTTGGTGTGTGTATCACATCTCGATCAACTACATCTGCAATAGGAAGATCTTCCACAAGTTCATAGTCAGTATATGTATTGTCAGCGTAATAATATCTTACTAATAATTGTAGAGATGTGGTAGCATTTTCGGATTGTACATTGAGATTAATATTTTCACCATAATCAACAGATAAAGGATACGTTAATGTTATTACAGGAGGTGTAATAACAGTAACAGTAACTTGATCGGAACCTTGACCTGCTAATGGATGAGAAGCAGTTATTGTATATGTCGTAGTTGTAGTTGGAGATATTTGGATTGGAGTTGACTGAATATTAATAGGACCAATGCCAGGAGAAATTTGTGCTAAAGAAACATCTCCAGTAATAGTATATTCTAAAAAGGTAGATTGCCCTTGTATTATTGTATTATCAGTAGCAGTTGTTGTAAGAGTAGGGATTGGTGGAATAAGAACATCAACACTTATGGATTGTGAAGTAGTTCCTCCAGGTCCAAATGCACTTAATGTATATGTTCTATCATTAACAGGTTGTATTGTGATGCCAGGAGGTGACTGATTTTGTGGTTGATTGCCACCAAAATCAGTCAAAGAAACAGTAGTTACATAACCAGTAATTTGATATGTTAGTTGAGCACTGCCGCCTCGAACAATTTGATCAGGACTAATTGTAAAATACTGAATATTTGGTTTAGCATAATCAAACGACAACGTATAGAATCCGTCACCATAATTACTATATCCACTATTATAAGTCCATTGATAATAACTTCCATTGCTATACCAAGCAGAATTTCCTCCAATACCAGCATATCCATTGGTGGTTGTTGCACCACCTAACCCACCGGCACCGCCAGTAGAAGATCCTCCACCACCACCACCACGGTGACCTGCAGGAGCATTCCCACCATTTCTTCCACCTATTCCACTTGTTGTACCTCCACCACCAATACCACGACCAGCAGTATAATATCCACCATAACCAGTATTGTTATCAAATCTACCAGCGCCACCACCACCACCAACAATGACAGTATATCTGTTCAATCCACCGTCATATACTCCTGATGCTCCACCTCCACCGCCACCAGAACGGTAACCATTACCACCACTTGCTAGCGGAGAATAACCACCAGATCCACCAGGGTTAGCTGGTCCTTGTCCTTTTGATCCTTCTCGACCCATGTAAAACGTCAGATTATATGTATAGTCACGACTAGTTAATCTAAAATCACCAGATCTACCAAAACCACCACGAGAATGATTCCATGTAGTAGATGCTGATCCACCACCTGATGCAGCTCCTATACTAAATCTTACATTCGTAGATCCTGCTGGTATTTGAATAGTTCTCTGTCCAGATCCCCTTCCCGAATAACTTGGCATTAGATTTCCCTCACATTAATGAATGTTCCGCTGTCATCAATCTCAATCTGTATTGGATAATCTGCTTTAACTTCAACAGGTATATCAATATCATCAATAACAATTTGATCTGTCGTAACTTCAACATCAGGTGTTACAACAGGTTCTTCATTCTTAAAAGTATCATCAGTTTCTGGAATGTCAATGGCATCAGGCAGTTGGTCGATAATGACAGGAACTTCAATAGTATCAGTTGCTGTCAAACTACCATATCCATCTACAGTAAACTCTAGTCGCACTTTAAATGGACCAAAATCATTATATTCAATAGGAATATTATATAGATCTACTTCTACTTCATCTCCAGTAGTATTAGGTATTGCTACAGAAGGTTTAAACTCGTTAGTTCCATCTAGATATAGATATTCAGCAATGTAACTAATACCACCATCAGAATTTGTAGCGGTAATAGTTATTGGTACATTTTCTCCATACAATATATTAAGAGGACCACTTACACTGATAGTTGATGGTTGCAAAACTGTTACTAGTAATTCAGAAGAACCAGTTCCTCCTAATCCTGAAGCAGTAGCAGTATATGTTGTCGTTATGGTTGGAGATACTACCGCTTGACTATTAAGAGCAGAAGAACCAACACCAGGTTCAATAAGGAGCGAGTTAGCATCACCAACTACAGTCCAAGACAATATAGTACTGTTTCCTTGTACTATAGTGTAAGTTGGTGGGTCGGATTCTGGGTCCTGATCACCAGCAGATGCTGATAATGTTATTACCGGTTCTATGTATACGTTAACAAGAACTGTATCTGACCTACTATATGCAGGGTTTGAAGCGGTTAATCTAAATTCACTAGTTTCTGTAGGAGCAACGACAAACGAGTTATTAGTCCTATTTACTTGTCCATATGATTCAACAACAGCGCCATTTCGCAGTCTTTCTAATACTTCAGAATCAGAATCTCCACCACCAACCGTCCAAGATAACGTTGTTTGAGCATTATTTCCATCAGTTCCATTTAATCGAAAAGCACCAGGATTAGCACTGATTGATGGTAACGGTGCATCATATGTACAAACACACCCAAAAAATCCTCCAGAAGCACCATATCTACAGTTACCACTTCCTCCTTGTGTTCCTCCGTATCCTATACGAACATAAACATTTTGTCCTGCTATAGCACCACTAGTTCCTCTAGATTTTGTACAGCAAGATGCACCACCGCCTCCTCCACCATATGAACTAGATGCTCCTCTCCACTGACCAGATCCACCAGATCCATAACTCGAATATCCAGAGGCAGCTCTATTCCACGGACCACCACCGAATCTACCTGATTGACCACTACGCCAGTTACCACTACCACCATATCCAGGACTGTATAAACTACCTGCTCCACCACCATAAGATATAACTCCACCGGCACAAGTATATCCACCTGCTTGTGGAGCAGTAAAGTTTCCACTGAAAACTGGAATGTTAGGGTAACCACCACCGCCACCACCAGCTACAGTGATATAAGTCATGGTCTTTACATCTGTTGGTACTTGAATATTACCACTGCTAGACCTACCTATAGAATAGCTTCCCATAAAATATTACCGCTAAAATTTGATAATATAATGAACTAAAATAAATGGTGTAACAACTTGATTTAATACATTTAAATTTTCAACATCCACATCTACATAAGATTCCATATCATCTAGAGGAACATCAATATTGTTATACGTATATGTAAAATCACTAGTATATGTATAGGGTCTTGTAATTGTGTGATCGTGTCCCGGTTCACCTGTAGGAACATTTAAAGAAGTTTCTTCTAGACTATTTCCCGCAGAAGCATTTGCGGTGTTAGCTCTAGGTCCTTTACCGTCACCACCAGTAGCATGAGTAACTGTTTTATTTAAAACTGTAAATCCACCGCCGCCGCCAGCATTATGATAATGACCTTGAAATTCATCAATAGAAAGAGTGGTTGCACTGGTATTTCTAGGAATATTAAACCTAGGAGTTCCATTAAAGTTAGCAATATCAGAGGAGATTACCATATTTCCGATATAGTTTACTGTTGCTCTATCTCCAATATTGGTGAGAGGTTCTACTTCAACACCGACTTTACTAACACCAGCATCATCTTCCAAAGTTGTAGAAAAATACTCTCCAGATCCTCTACTACCAATAATTACTTTTGATCCTAAATCGGGAAGTTGAAACTGACCAAGATCATTTGTTGCAATATCAGGATTTCTCACATTAGTCGAAGGTTTTTTGAATCTAGAATCATCTCCTACTCCCAAAATTTGTGACAGTAAGTAAAAATCTTTTGCATTTTTTACTGTTCCATCACATTTTAAAAATCCCCCAGGCATAGTATTTTTAAATATTGCAGTAGTTGGATCATTGTTAAATCCCAAACCATGAACGGTATGCATTTGAATGGTTCCGGGAATTCCGCCCCAGTTAGATTTGTTGTGAGTATAGTTACTAGTTCTCGTTACCATTTTAGTATGCCCTGATAATGTATATTGAAGTTACTCTTGGTTGTTGAATATTAAAATCAATTTGTAATGCATTTCGATTTGCCACATTATCAAGGGTAGCATTTGGCATGTTAACACTTGCAGTTAAGTTGCTTTGAGGTCTCATTCTACTACTATCAAATGCTACATCAAACTCGTCATGAGTATGTGCAACAATCGGAGCACCAGGAGATTCATTTAGTTCAGTAAAACCAAGTCCAGGATTACTCACAAGTGTATCACCAACGGTATTGTCAGATGTTGTATAATAATTTGTAAATCCTTCAGGAATGCCAACAGTATTTCCTCCTATACCCGCAGGAACATTGCCCGAAATATATTTAGAATACCCATCAACACTAATAAATTCTTCAGTTAGGGGAGTTCTAGATAAAAACGCTGGTTTCATATTAATAGGCGGTTGCTCTGAATGTGCTTTTCCAAGCGTTTTACCAGGTTGACCTTCACCAAAACCACTAGGAATATCATTGCCAGTGGGCCATAGTAAAGTCCATGTATCAACAACATTAGCATCTTGTGGTGCAGGGGTGTTTGCACCGGTCGTTCCAGCAGTCGTCAATCTACCAGCTACGATACCACCATATATGTTAGAGGTTCCAGCAGGTGTTATAGAGACGTTTGAGGTTCCGTTGCCCGTCCCAGCTGGGGAATCATTTTGCCAACCTTCGTCGTCAGACCAACCAAAGTAAAACGCCACTCCCTTCGCTTCATCACCACTGACGGGATCGTCACTATCGGACGATTGTCCATCGTTATCAGTACCTTGAGCAAAAAGAGTGTAATAAACTGGATCATAAGGAACTACTCCTTGTCCAGGTTTCGCATTATTACGACTATCAATAGTTTCTAAAGATCCTAAATGAGTATGTCTCTTAATATGCGCTCTACCTAACTTTCTTGGTCCAGGGTAAATAGTTACAAATCCTTCCCCATCAATTTTTGTATTTCCTTGTATTCTACCTGCATATCCAGATCTGTCATCATTATTAATATTAAAAACTAAATCAACAAAAACATCAGTAAAAATAGTAGTTACTCCAGCATCTTCATTTGTTCCGATGATAGGGTCCATTAAGATCAATGCTTTTGGATCTACATCCGCAAGACGACCAGTACCGCCAGCACTAAACTCGGCAAAATATGATGATTCCATATCAATCAATGTTTTACCATTGAGATTAGGCATTTTAATGTTACCCACATAACCAGGAAAATTACCATCAAAATCGCTGTTGCCAGCATTATAAGTGTCTCCAATTGCTTGTGCTAATAACGGAAAATCATTAGCAGAGATACTCTGACCATCACAAATAATCCATCCAGAGGGGATTGATGTCAATCCCCCAGTCCATGGCATAATGGTGCCAATAGCAGCACCTCTTGCAGTTTTAGTTTCTTGATAGAAAGGCATTTTTTTATACTTCGATTAGATACCAACCAACTTTGGAGGTAGAAACAGCAGTGTTGCCATCCGCATCAGATGATCCTGCATACACAAGAGCAAATCCTGCATAAGGTGTTTGAACAATAAGTTCACCACCATTATATCCAGAAAGACTTGCGGAGTTACCAGAAAGCATTATAGATCCTGTGTTATCAGCAGAATTCTGAACTCTAACATCACTTGGTGCTCTAACAACAAGTGATAAGTTATAAGTCAAGATACCACCAATATCTATAATCCTAATCATGTCGCCCAATTGGGCATTTTCAGGAAGTTTAACAACAGTGTTCTGACTTACGTTTAGGAAGTAATTTACGTTTGCTTCTGCAACAACTTCAAAGGAATCGGAATAATCCCATCTTCGACCACCTGTGGGTGAGAAGTAGTTAGTAATTCCACCAAGGGTAATCGCTTTATCAGCACGAATAGCGAAGGATTGGTTTCCTCCAGAGTTAATAGTTAGGTCACCACCATTGATCGTAACATCACCAGCAATTGCTAATGATCCGCCAAATGTACTTGTTCCTGTTCCTAAAGCAGAGAATGAACCGTATGTGGTAAAGTCTCCAGAAGAATTATCAAAGGTAAGTCTCGGTGTAGTTCCATCAACACCATAGATATTGAAGTTACCACCATTCAAGGTTAAATCACCTGTTGCAGTATCAATCTCGAATGTTTTTCTGAATGGAACTGCAACCGTTGTTCCATCAGATAGGTAAGAAGGACCACCGTTGGTGATTGTAAAGAACTGCTGACCTTCGATTGTAGAACCGTTGATCGTAAGTGTGTTCTCGGTAGTAAGTGTTCCCGCAATAGCAGTATTACCTGTAGGACCATCAACAACTAACTTATTAAATCCTTGACCAAAGTTAAGATCTCCACTACCGAATGTATTACCGGTTGTAGATTCGATCTTGAAGTTAACAGACTCTGGTGTACCACCGTCAGTAACAATGAATGATTGAATGTCTGTAGATACCAGTTCAACAACTTTAACAATCTCACTATTAGAAAGAAGTAAGTAATCACTAGTTGTTAAAACTCCACCGAATTCAGAAATACCAATACGAACATTAGCAGTATCAGCAAGAAGACCAGATGCACTCTGCAGTCTAACTTCTGCATCATCAGATTGATCAGACCAGAGATATTCTGCAGCAGCAAGTGTATTAGAAAGTCTAACTTCTACCGTACTATCATTAGCAACAATGCTTGATTGTACAGGCCAATCACCATTCAGTTCACTTATGTTTGTGCCAGAGATTCTGATAAACTCACCATAATCAATATTCAATGTAGAGTTTGTTTCACTCTGCCAATGAATAGTAACAATGTCAGTACCGTCAGAAACAATCTTCTGAACTTGTGCATCAGTAATGAGTACACTTGATACAGGATCTAATTCACCGTTGTAATCGAAGTCAAATCCAGTAATAAATGAAGCATTTGTTTGCTTATCTAACTTA